TTTTTTTTTTTTTTTTTTTTTTTTTACCAGGAGTTTTGAGGGGGGTAAAACTGGTTTTTTGACGACATTTGTTACCGAATCGTTATAAACTGTTAACCTTCTGTTAACCTTTGACCCGCCGACGACCTCGCAAACGCCGCCTCGGAGAAGGTTTTCTTCTCCGCAACAGCCGCCCGGACCTTCAAATCGATGGGCGCACGAGACGTCAAGTAGTAATAGTAAAGATCTGCGTACTCGGTGTTCAACCGGTCAATCCGGCCCGCCGATTGCTCCATGATCTTGTACGAGTAGTTCATACTCCAATACACAATCACGTTCGTTGACGTGCAGTTCCACCCCTCGGCCCCCGCCGTGTACTGCACAAGGTACGTCCAGCTCTCCCCCTCCGGCAACTGTTCATGCTGTTGCCCATTCCACTCCGCAAACTCTCGGCCGTCCTCTCGCAAGATCTCTCGCAACAGGTCCAGCTCGTAGTTGTAGTTATAGAAAATGATCAACCGATCGTGCTTCGTCAAGATCGCTTCAAGCTCGCTTCGGCGAGACGGATCCGTCGACACCAACCTCCGCAAGACCTGACACAGTTCGCTGGCGGTCTTGATCGGCGCGTTCTCGAACGGGTTCCAACGCTTCTTCCAGACCTCTTTCAACGCGAACCTGTCGTGCTCGGCCACACAATATACGTGGTGCCGCCGCGTCTCGCGTTCGAAGGGTATGTCCACCAACAGCTTCTTGCGAAGCGCCTCAAGGTGTTTCACCCCAACATATCGATCAACCTGTGGGTAGTTTCGGAACCGCTTGTAAATGACGTGCTGCGCTCTGAATTCTGTGATGTTCGCGTAGAACCCATTCGCAATGAACACCGGAGCATAGTCCAGCCAAGTGTCTCCCGGCGTGGCACTCAGCAAGATCCATTGGTTGGCCTTTGCGATCTTGTAGAACGCCTTGACCCACGCCCCAGACCCCACGAGACGCTGCTCGTCGAGGATGAAGAACGCCCCTTTCACAGTCTCGTACTTCTTGATGTTGTTCCAGCTGTCCACCGTAACATCGCACACCCCCTCAGACCCCTCTGAGAGGCCAAATATGGCCATCTCCCGGCTCCATTCGAGAGTGTCCCTCTTTCTGGCCGTGGTCAGTATTACGAGGCGCTTAGGATTGCGCATAGGCTCAAGTATCTCTCCGGTCTCAAAGTCGATCTTTCCACCCCCGATGGAGCAAAAGAAAAAGGCCAGAGAAGTTCTCGACTTCCCCGTCCCGACCCCACCGCAAAGGATGGAGCCAGGGCGGAGAGAGCCGAGCGCTTCGACTTGAGCCTTGTAAAGTCTACAGGCTCCCATCTTCTTCTAATTCTGCTACGAGCGCATCCAGGATACCCCGGTAGCGCTGAATGTCTTCACGCGTTACCCGCACACGCAACAACCCCTTCAATCATCGTGAGTAGCGCTTGGACATCGTCCGGATACTCGATCGGATCTTCACTCTCAAGAGCGTCTGCTTCACAGAGACTGAGAGTCTCGTGTGAATCCAGTAGCTCCTCCAGGATTCGACCCGCAGAGCTATGCTCGCGAGCTAGATCAATGCGGTGACAGAGCCTAACATACGCCTGCATGTAGTCGGCGTCGTCCCTTGTCACAGGCCTAGACCGGTCCATCAGGTATCTTGCGACCTTGTTTGCAGCCTCGGACTGAGCCTTGGCGCACCAGCGGCACTCCTCAATCATCCCCGCACCTCCTCGTAGTCGGCGTACTTGCTCGACAGCCCCTCGACCGCCGTGTAGTAGATCTCGTCCAGATATGCTGTGATGCCCACATTCCCGTTGATGTCCCATACGTATGGCCGGACAATCAGGTCGATGTTGAGAGGCGCGAGTCGATCAAGAATACCGACAGTACGGCCGTCCAGCGCAAGCTTACGACGCCCCTGGATCAGGTATGCAACAGGATCCTGGCCTCGTTCGTCTCCGGGCTCCTTGAACTTGACCTTGACCGTCAGCTGGGCCTCGTCAGGATCCTCGGGGTGACGCCCGGGCTTCCATTTGACGTTCCAGCCTTCCACAGCAAGCTGCTGAGCCAGCTCATCCGGCAGCAGGAGGACGAAATTACGCTGTCCAGCGGGGTTGTATTGCCGCTGTTCACCTGTGAAGTTCTTGAACTTGATTCTCGCGCCCTCAACGACGATCGGGTCGGGGCGCTTGGGGCTCTCTGTCATTTCTTACTCCTTTTCGATTTCGTGTCACTCATCGTCATCCGCCACCGGCAGCGACGCGGTTGCCGCCTCAAGTAGTACTTTAGCATCTGCTCCCTTGCCCAGCATAACTGCGTCCAAGGCGGAATTAAGTCGCCCCACGAAGTCCGCAGTAAGCCTGTAGTCCCGGTAAGACTTGGCCTCCTGAAACATCCGTTCGACAGTGGGCTGCCATCTATGTATCTCTGACGCAACCGGCCAGTCCAGATCCGAGTCGCCGATAATTGCCAGGGCTTGATTGAAGTACTTGATACGGAGCTTGGCAGCTCTACGCCAGTGCTTCTTTTTCAGGCGCCCACGCCAGGCTATCAACTGCCGAACGTAGAACAGATTCGCCCAGGCGCGGTGGACTCCATCAGGCACACAGTTCTTGATAAGATCGCAACTCGCCCCGAGGATCTCAGACGCCATGCGGTAGTTTTCCCGTCCTGCAAAGTACCGGGCCTTCTCAATGATACGGATCTCGTTCTCCAATAGAAAGGCCACGGAACCTTCGCACCCCTCCACCTCGGGTGGCTGCGCACGGAATTTCTGCATCATGCGCGGGAAGGTCTTTGTATACTCGGCGTATGTTCCTTTATGGCTCATTATGTTTCTCCTCAGTCCACAGATTCTTCAAGTGTTTCACGCAACGCCTGGAGGGTCCAGCAGGCTGAATCGCTGTTGCCTTCCAGCAGCCCGTCAGCTGTTGCTCCTGCGTATTTCAGCAGCTTAGCAGCGTATCGCCCTTGCTCGTCTGTTTTTGCGGCATGCGCAATCTCACGGATGCGCGTCCAGTGGCCCAGAAGAGCCTCCATCAAGCAGTTGGGGCGATCAAAATTGCGTTCTGCGAGGATGGCGCCCACACTCGCGAAGTAATGCAGGCGCGCCTCCACAAGGCGTGTCAGATGCTGATTCATTTACTCGCCGACGCCTCCATCAGCCCTTTGAGCTGCTTGTCGAAGCGATTCGAGTATTTTGTGCCCCAGCCTGCGGGTCGGGCTCCACCCTTGACCGCCTCGATCATCGACGCAGCTCTATCATGATCGCCCGCGAGAAGTGCCTCCGCCGCCTTGTAGAGGGCGAAAAGATTACCGATCGCCCAGCGAACGTGTTTCTCGCCCTGATCGAGCGAGGGGGGGATGTTCTCGGCGTCGGGTTCGATCGCCACCCGATGGTACGGGTGGATCAGCGAAGCAAGGGCCAGAATATCGCACGACAGGTCGCAGAACTCCTTGCGCTTGCCTGGATCATCTCCGTACTTGCTCATGTCGCGAGCCTGGTAGTGGAGCCGCACCCCCACCCGGTCGAAGTACTCCAGCCGCAGCGCTACGATCGCGCGCTCTTTACGCGTCGCATTCGGGAATGCGTCTTTGAGGAACTCCTCCGCGAGCATGGCTCGCTCGAGTTCGATCAGCTTAACACCCATTGTTTTCCCTTTCTGTTATTTGTCCAGCCCATTCTCGGGCTCTTTAGTGGCCAGTCCAAGCGCCTCAAGTGCGTCTCGGTTAAGGCGCGCCACCATGTTTTTGTCCACTCGACCTATCGGCTTCAGATCGCAGCACCAGCGCCCCTTGTGCGCGTCTGAAATATCGAGCTGGTCGTTCGCAATTTCCCAGTCGATGTTGTGCGGAAGCATGCGTGCAACCATCTTGACGAGTTCCACCACGTTCTCTTCAGAGCCGGAAATCTGGAAGACCTCTTCGTTAGTCTCCGGCCTCGAGAAACGCAGTACTGTCGCCGAACTTCTCGATAGTAGAGCGCGCTTTGTCTGACAGACTTCTGTAATACGAATAGTCGATCGGGCCATTCAGGCCTACCTCCTTCATTGTTTCTGCCTCCACGAAGCGATACCCTTTGGTACCGCCCAAGGCTGAGTACTTGCCATCCTTCTCGCGCCAGAGGGTCCCCCCGCCCTCGACGACCGGAATGAACGCCCCAGACCTACCAATGTAACGCCGCTCGGGCGCCTCTTCGGTTCCCGCGTCCATCCAAATGGACGTCGTGACCGTCTTCTTCAAGATCAGGTCCTCGAACTCCAAAGGCTCTTTGCTGAACAGGGTCTTGAAGACGTACGGCTCGGCGAATTGAGCCCCTGTTGCGTGCCACCGACCCTCATAATCGCGGGCGATGTATACGGCGTCATTCACAAGGCAGATGCGCTCGTACTTATCCTCCACCTCGAACTCATACCCGTACCGCCGACCGAACTCGTATATGAAGTCGCGTGTCTCATGTGAGGGTTTCGCGACCTTGATCGAGTCAGTTTTGACGTGAAGCACATGCACTCCGCGCTCCTCAAGCGCCTTCACAAGATCCACCATGAACAGAGCGCCGCGCTTGGCGACAATGTTGTCCTTGTTACGCGGATCCCTGAACGGGTTGTCGAAGTGCGCTGCCGTCAAGCCATACACAATGTTGATCACGATCTTGAGGGCGTACGCCAGATCGTCCAACTCCTCTGGCGTACCGTCCAGGAACGGAACGAGAGCGCCGTTGAGCATCCCACGGGCCTTCTCGAGGTCGCCGTGCTTGATTGCCAGACGTGCTTCCTTGATAGCCGTGTAGTTCTTGGTGTACGGACCGAACAGGTTCAGCTTCTCGATCGACGTCGGGTGCATCGAAGCGACGTCAAAGACCTCCACGTCGAAATATACCCCAGGATCGGCCAGCACGAGTCCGCCCTCGCCAGTAGTGATTCCGCGGTACGTGCTCTTGCCGAAGCTGTACTTGTACCCCGGGAACTCTTTCGAGAGATCAGTGTAGACGAACTTGCTGGCCGCGTCACGGTCTCCCTCGAACAGGATCTTCGCAGCGTGCTTGGCCGTCGGATCATTAACCGACAGACCAGACAGTGCGGCGAGAATCTTGCGCGCCTTGAAGTCAGCGGCCCTGGCATGGAACACCGCTTTGGTTGCCTTGACGTCGTTGACACAGTACGACGCCACCTTCGCCCACAGCTCCTCTGGAACGGGTTCGTCCCACGGCAGCCCTAGCTCGAGGTGGTGAATACCAAGGTCCAGTTCGAACCGCTTGAGGGACTGCTTGATGGAGCTGAAGTCGTAAATATCGCTGTACGAGAGGTTATAGGCTTCCCGGAAGTACCCGCTGCGCTCATTTGAAACGATACGCTGCGACAGTCGATACAGTCGCTCGTTATCATACCCCAAATATCGAGCGTAAAGTACATGATTGTCGTACTTTCTGTTATTGAACCCCACGAGCTTCATACGCAGCAAGGGTTCGATTTCCTGGGGCGTTGGGTTGATCATCTGGACCGTCTGGTCCGAGTCTTCCCGTTCCCAGCACACTATGAATAGGTTCGGGAACACCTCAACATCGAAGAAGACGATTGGGTCCGCGCCGTCGGTGTTGGGCGGCTCCTCGTGCTCTGACGTATACGGGAAGTTCATCGCCCGGGCCATACACGCATGGGCGTGGTTTGTGGAACCGGCGGCGAAGGATATGACCGCCGGTTCGAGATCGCTGAGGTCGTACTCGATACCCGTGGCCTGCGCCGTAGTCAACACCTTTTCGATGAAGTCGATGGTCGGCTTGGTGCTTGTGTGCACCTCTCGACGAAGTGCTTTTTCAACGGTGGAGCGTAGCGTCTTTTCAGACTGTACTACCTCGGTACGTATCACACGCTGTTTCCTTTCCGGTAGGCCACTGCTGATTGGCGAGATTGGTAGCCCGTTCGAGAACGTAAAGCGCCTGCGAAGGGACGCTTTACCCGTGAAGACCTTGACCTCGATGCCGGGCGCGTAGTCCCGGCTCAGCTTGGTTACGTCGCCGTGGTAGATATAATGCAGATGAACCCCATTACCGCCCTGAGAGAACTCTGCGTATGTGGCAGGCCACTCAGCAGCAGCTTCGAGATTCAGGTTACGGTTCTTCTCGCCGGTCTCGTCCCGGAGGTCGAAGTCGATGACTATATGATTGTCCGCTGGGATGAGGTAATGGAGCTGTCGCTCGTCCAGGTCAACGAGTTTGGTCGTTACCTCGTCCCATCTCCGAGCGGGGGTCCCCGCGCCATTGGCATACTGCGCCGGCGCCAAGCCACAAATATCACTCAGTCCCGACTTGCGCGATTCGAGTACAAGTTTGGGTTTGCCGGCAACCACGTTGGGCTTAGCTCGCTGGAGCTTCTCCAGCTTAAAGTCCATATATACGCAGCGTCGGTGATCTCCGCGTTCGACTCCTCGTTCTTTGTAGTCATTGAAGTACTCCTTGAGTTCTTCCTGAAACCGATAACGGGGCGTTTTGAATTGCAGCCCCGTTTCTTCGACATACTCCTTGTACCAGTCGTATGCCTGTTTGAGGGTGACTCCGTCCTCGGCTGCGATGAACTGGTCGGAATATGACCGGACGAAGTCGAAGAACGGGTCGGTCTGCTCGATCATGGCCATAGGGACGTACTCGGAGTAGTAGTCCTTGCCCAAGCGCCGGTAAACTTCGAGGCAGTGAGCGGCGATAGCGCCCAGCTCGAATGGTAGACGTACCACCGCCTGGTGATACTCGGCTACAGAGAGACGCCTGCCGGTCGGATGGACGTCGATCAACCGCCGGATGATACCAGACTTGGCGTCCGTGATCTTGACGGGGCGGTTCGTTCCCATGAACAGGAATGCTCGCAGCCGAACATCGCGAGGAGCTTTGTACTTCTCGTTGAGCGACATGACGTCGTGCCCAACGATCGAGTTCAGCTTTGTGTTGTCCTCGATGCGACTCAAGTCTCCATCATGCTGAATCCCCACGAGCGGGTTGTTTTTGAACACCTCGGCTGCGAACGCGTTACCGTTGGCGCCAAGAGCCTTGGCCTCGAAGGTCGTCGTGTATCCCTCGAACAACTGTTCGATGAGGCCTATAATCGTAGACTTGCCGGTACCGGCTTGCCCGTAGAAGACAAGGAACTTCTGGATCTCACGTGCCTCGCCCGCCAGGATCGCCCCGATCGCCCACTCGAACTTCTCCCGCTCCTCGGGCAAATATAGCCTCTGGACGAGCAAGTCGTAGCTTGGCGTCTCGCCTGGCTCGACGGAGTATGGAAGCGCCCGCGTCGCGAACTTGGAACGTTCCCTCTTATCCGACGCCCATGTGAGCTCCCCATCCAGGTCGTGGAAGTTGTCGGGCAGGCTTGACAAATATCGCCGCCATCCGCTCCACGCCTGGGACGAGAAGTTCTGTAGTGAGTGCACCGTGACTGGAACGTCCTCGGGGAGGTCCAGACCGTCGCGGTACGCCCACAGTTCCTGGTCGATGAGTTCTCGTGCTCGGTATTCGTCCGTGGACCAGAAACCCGTGTCGGGGTCCCAGATCGCAAAGAACTCCTTGCCGCGGACCATAAGGTCCTGGCTTGGGAGAACAGAGAACGACGGGAAGACCTCGACAACTGTTTGCCGCTCTCCGCCGACGTTCTTCTGTTTCTCCCGGTGACAGACCGTGAAGAAGTCCATGGTTCCTCCTTATACCAGGTCTGTCCTACTCAAAATATAGCCGCCGAGTTGGTCCCAAAGCGGGTCCTTAGCACGGCTAGCAAGAAAGAACGAGGTTTTACCGGTCACGGCATCGTGTAGCCGCTTCCTGGCCTCCTCGTACGTGATCAGCCAGTCCTCATCAGAGAACTCAGCCAGTCCTACATTGTCAAGGAACTCCCAGAACCAGCCGGCAAGCGGCTGTTCCGCGTCGGTACCAGACGCCCAGAACTCGGCTTGCTCGGCTAGTTCCAGGAGAACCTCCAGCCACGTTGGCTCCCGCCAATGGGCTATAACCCCGTGTTCTTCCGCTGCGCGGTAACGAATTTCATCAACGGCGTCCCGTCGATTCTCATCGTCTGCGCAACGCGGAACGAACTCCTCATGAGCGAGGAGATCGATCAAACACCGCCTACTGCGGCAAGGATTAAGGTCACCCGGGTCAGCGACCTTACCATACAGCCAGTCGAAATATGACTGGTCCCCCACGCGCCTCACTCGCCCAGGACGTACTCCTTGTACGAGTAGGGCACAGCCTGGACCTCGTAATCTACACCTACGTCCAGATTACGGATGTAGAGGTAGTTGTCCGGGCCCATCGTCCGGTAGCTTTCACCAATGAGCGAATCAGCCTCCGGGACAAGGTCCTCAGAGACGGTCGCGATGGTTTTGTCGAGAGTGTAATAGAGAAGGGTCTCCGTCTCGGGTTGGGGGTTGTCGATGAACTCTCGCTCCGAGATTTCAAAGACCCCTCGTCCGGTGGGAGATACGGTAACATCAGCCTCCGGCTCAACCGTGTCATAGCTTTTCCGAGCCTCGGCTTCGTCGTCAGTCTCCACCACGTCCTTCACCTCCTCTCTTTGGGGCTCCCCAGAAATGGGGGCGTCAGAAGTCTCCTCACGGAGCTCCCTGTAGCGACGTTTGAATTCGCTGACCTCCTCGGCCACACGCTCTTCAAACGCTTCGTCATCCTTCGGCCGGGTGATAAAGCCAATGGCAGCGCCAATAGCCGCACCCGCCACGAAGGCGAGAATATGAGTCCACACAGGGTTTCTCCCTCAGTATAGATGTCAAAGGGCGGGGATGAGGTCGTAGATAACCCCATCAACGTTGAAGTCCAGCACGACGCGATTGTCGTCGCCGACCAGATACGCGCGAGCCGATGGCGACTCGTTCTCAAACACGCCAAAGCTGATCACACCGTCACCAGGAACGCGCCCAAGCTCGGCTGCGAGCTTTGCCATCTTGGGCTTCTCGTAGTCCTTGATCCACCCGACGAGGGCAGCGTCTTTGGACATAGGCAGGCCAAGGGCCTTGTAGACGTCGTTCAGAAACACGACGCCTCGGGCGTTGAGCTCCTGGTTGAAGTGGTTCTCCAGGCTTCGGAGGGTGAGGAACTGAATGTCTCTGTTCGCGCACCACTCCATTGCGTTATCATCCCAGAGACGAGAATATGGAGAAGCAGCCATCCACTCGCCGCTCGAAGGGACGAGATGGTACGTCACGAGGCTCTCTTTTGTGCCGTCCTCGTGCTTGATTTTGGCCTTCTTGGCGCTGACCTCGTACGCGAACTCGTAGTCGGCGTCCTCGCCCAGCTTCTCGCGCACTCGGGAGCGGTAGCGCTCGAGTGCCGCCTGCGCAGTCGCCGCGGCTGAAGTCATAGCGGCCAGACGCCCTTTGAGAACGCCGGTGCCGGCCAGGATTGAAACGACCGAGGCCGCCCCGACCGCGACCGAGGGGCCGTAGATCTGAGTGAATGACCAGACACCCTTACCAATGACCTGGGCGTAGTCGCGAACCCGATCTTCGCGGGTGTATTGCGGCGACCCCTCGGCTTTCTTGATCGTTTCGAGATCATGGACGATTTCAGCCTTGGCAGCCGTGTGCCACCTGACACCTCGCCGGACCGCCACAACCGCCGCCCCGACGAGTCCCACAACCCCGGCTCCAATGAGGAGCTCAGGGCTGCGGAACTTTACTTTCTGAATGAGGTTGCTGCCGAACTTGGCAGCGGAGGAGAATATGCTCATGAGTTTTTGCTTTCTTGAATAAGCCAGTTGAACTGTTTTCCCGAGGGCCCCATCCAGAACCCTCGGTGGTAGTTGACATCTGTGCCTTTGAGCACACGGAACGCATCGAGAACCGTGCCTCCCGCGAAGCCCCAATAGTCCCAGGTGGTCTTCCACGGAGCGGTAAGCCCGTTGCCACGGAATGCACTCAGCTTGACTCCGTTTCCCGCCACAACAAGGTCCCTTTGTCCAGAGAGTCTCGCGTCCAAGAAGTCCTGGATTGTGTCCTCAAGGCGCGACGCCGCCAGCAATGCTGTGTACACGTCACTCATCGGTCGCCCTTCCACACCGTAATCACGGTCATCGCCGGTAGATCAATGACCTGCACAGCCCTTCCGCGAACGATAGTCTCACGACCCGCGGAGTAATTTCGTACGACAGCCACCGTTTCGCCAATGGTGGGGATCTTGAAATCTTTGTCGCGCGTGACCATCAGTCCGCCCAAGGCCAGATGCTCTGCGTCGGCTGCGCATAGCTCTCTCTGCTTCGGTGGCACGTAACAACCCATTTTTGCCCGTCACGATTCACGTATCCTCGTGTGGTGAAATACCCCATACGCGCCAGGCTGCTCGTAAGCCGAACAACGTCGCGCCATGCGTCGGTCGCTATAGGCGCCGGGGTATGCACAGCGACGGTATCGGTAGTCACGCCAGATGGCTCGAACCACACGACAAGTCCATCTGCCTCCAACACCACAGGTCGATCGTACAGCTCGAGTAGTTTTTCAAGTGCTGCCAACGCAAGGCGTTGGGTGTCAACAACGTCGGTTTGCCATGTAGTCATAATGGGAACCTTTCTGTAGAATATGACGTGTGATGTTCAGGCTTTTTTGGACAGGAACCAGTCACGGCGGAATTGTTTGTCGATCCAGTGATACCCGTAATCGGGCAAGTGGCAATCATAGTAACTAAAGTCCGTCACGGTCTGCATGAGCTCGTCCCAGTCCGTCCCAAAGTGTTTCGCATCAAGACGTTTGTTGTCAGTCAAGCCCTCGCCAGTGACTCTCAAAACACACTCGTCGCCTTCGATGTACAGGTTCGAGTCGGGGTAGCGATCGATGATCGCGCCCAGAACTTTGTTCCGCTGCTTGCTTATCCAGATCTCTTCCATCTGATTGGTCGCCATTACTGAGTCCTTTCCTTGAATTTCTTGATTCGGATGACGATATCGTCAGACGACTCAATCGTCGTAATAGACGTCGCCCAGACCATCTCCAGACGATGTTTTGCGTACTCTCGGTCTGCTTCAATCATCCCGAGGGCGTCATAGGGCTCAGGGGGTACAGTTCGCTTGTTGCGCTTAGAGGACAACCTACACCATCCCTCGCTGAGCATGCCCGAGATCGACAATGAAGATCACACCGTCGTCTCTCTGGATAGACCGCGTCCAGCCCTTCGTGTCGAAGATGGTCTCCATAATGTCCAACGCGTAGACCAGGTCCTCCCAGTTGGGCGGGGGCTCTATTGCGTATCCCCTGGGTGCGCCTTCCCGGGTTCGAATCGACAGGCGAACGCCGTCGAACTGGTAACGCGCCGGTCCAGTCGTCATCTCCAGCACTTTGCAGACCTCTGTGAAGACCAGGTCCTGCGCATCGCCCGCGTTCATAAACTTGAATTGTCGTTTGCTCATGTTTTACCTTTCAGTGGCAAGGTTCTATAGTGACCCACCACGTGCCGAGTGGGGGTATGACTACGGCTGTGGAATAGCTCAACTTGCCAGTCACGTGCGTGTAAGTTGTGACGGCGTTGACGAGTTCCAGCCAGTCCTTTTCCACAAACTCGCGGGTTCTCTCGCGAGGCGGACCCGATATCGAAGTAGACACGACGAGCGCCCAGCCATTACGCCGGATATTGACAGGCGTCCCTTCCTCGATCAGGAACGGGAGAAGGGCTTTTGTGACCTCGTACTCAGCGTCGCTGACGGTCACAGTATTTACTACCTCCTAGGATCAATTGAAATGGGTCTGGGCAGGTCAAGAATATACCCCGCTCGGATCCGGCGTATGGCGGCGCCCCCGAGACGCTCCCATCCCCAGTCGTTGTCGGGATGGTCGGTGCTGATACCGGCGAGGTCGTAGAAATCGGCAACTGTCGCGACGCCATAGGCGTCGATCAGGTCCATCAGCCGTTCAAGGGCGAGGTCTGCCTCGGCACGGTCATTGAACACAACTTCGTCGAAGTTGTGTTGTGACTTGACTCGGGGCGAGAGTTCCCGTCGCGGATCCCGCACGGAGCCGTCAGATCGAGGACGAGAATATGCGCTGTAGTCAGTCCGCCCGTACGACGAGCTTCTACCAACGGGGTAACCGCGTCCGTCGCCGTACAATGCTCGGTTGAACATCGCGGACGCTGCGTCCTTGAACATCGGTATGATGACGTCGTATATGGCGTACTCGAACAATACCCTGCCTGTCTCAGCGACGAGGGCGCTTCTCAGCCGACTGCCGCGCTTCTCCACGAGGCGCGCTTGAGCAACAGGCTGAATCTGTCTGGGTTGTTTACTGTTTCTCGAGTTAGGCTGTGGCATATCGGCAAGAGCCACGATACAGCCTCCATTCAAAATCGTCTTCAGCTCCTCCGAGCTCGCCAAATCCTTCCTGCTTCAAGAGCCAGGAGACCAGATCGCGGATTCGTAGGAGCAGCAATTTCCAGTCGGTTAGCGTATTGATCGGCGGGTCCGCAACGTCAATTGGGCGCACCTCAAGAACCCACGGACCGTCAAAATACATAATCACAAGCTCGTCGGGCTGCTTGTCGTGGATATCCTTACACCACTGTCGGAGCACCCGTTCTGGGCGGCGGAAACCTCTTTTGCTCATTGGTCGCTAAGAATCAGCCCGTAGAAACACGCCATAATCACGAGGAGGGACGCCCCAAATATGCTCATGAAGTCGTAGAAACCCATATTTTGTACCTTTCTGAGAGAATGAAAACCCTACCACTGGGGTAGGGCGGTAGAAGGGTCAGCGGAAGACTTTGGGGACAAACCCCAACGCCTTCGACAACACCGGCGCTGCGTGTTCAGCGACCAGTATCGCGAGTACGGTGCCCACGGATGCGCACGCACCGAGAATCGCGTCCCTGGACAGGGGTCGCCGGGCTGGAGCAATGCGCTCCTTGGCCGCGGCCAACCGGTCAAGGTCGGCAATCATCTGGTGATACTCATCGTAGCCGAGACCGCTCTCGGTCATGGTCTTGATATGCGATGCGATTGCGTCATCGATGGTCGTGGGGGTGTCATGTGTGGTAGTCATTCGTTTCCTTTCTGTCACTATAAGGACAGAATATAAATGTCACCTGATGAAATCGTTGACAGCCCAAGCAATGACGAGTACGCTCTCCAGAACCGTCATCGCCGTGCTTTCTGCGTGAGTGCCAAGATTACCAGCACGCCTACTATACTGATAATACTGAGAAGCAGTGGAAGGCCTTCTGGCTCAGAGACCGGACGGTCGCCCGTCCCCAAAATATAAAAGAGAAACCATGTAACGTCCACGGGGCTACCGTTCTGTCAAAACGAAAACCCTACCGCTTGGGTAGGGTGAGAGAGGGGTCACGGGCGGCGTTTCGCAAACGCTTTTCGCATAGACGAGTCGATTACCCAAGACGTGACGTACGCGCCGGCGGCGACGACCAGAGTCGCCCATGGGCCAAGCTCTCTTTGTCCGTCGTGTTCGGACATCAGAGTTCTAGCTCCAAAGCGGGCGACAGCGGCGGCGACACCCGCGCTAACGGTGGCGCAAGCGATCGATTCGGCAAGGGGGCGTTCTGCGTAGACTTCAAAAGCCATAGTTATTCCTTTCTGTCAATATAACCCCTGTCGAGATCACGCAGTCTGCTTGGCAGCCTCAGACATAGCGCCTGCGGGCAGAAGGCCGGTCGTGAATCGCTCAATCTCGTCAGGGTGCTCGAGCAGATCAGCCAGTACCGCATCGAGCGCTCCGCTGAATACAAAGTCGTTGGCGATTTCCTCAGTCTTGACAAACCGCTTGCCCTGGCGTTCGCCAACAGCGCGGTGGAGAACGCGCCCGACCATCTCGAAGAGGTCGGTAAGGTCGTCCCCGACGTCAAGTTTACTGACTCGTTCGAGGTCTTTCTGGAGCTGGCCGCCGGATTCTTTCACCCAGGACATGACTTCCGACCTAGTCAGATGAAAGTAGTAGGTCCGGGTTTCGGCCCCATCGAACCCGTCGACGGTGACTTCTTTCTTGATCATGTGGACTCCTTGTGCAGGTTTGGGAGATGAAAATAAAAGCGCCATTCTGGGCGCGCTCGGGTTAGTAAAACCCTACCACTAGGGTAGGGCGAGAGAGGTCAGGGGAGAAGAACGGCCTCGATCTCTTCGCGGATGGACCCGAGGCGGTTCTTGAGGCGCTGTGCCTCGCCCGAGTTCCTAAAAGTCAGAAGCTCATACAGCGCGTCGAGGATGTCGAGATGCGCGTACATGTACCGACTAGGATCGAGCTTGGCGATACCGTCAAGAATACCGTCAATCGTGTCGATGGTCCGGAAGGTGAGATGAGTGTTGTTCATTTTCAATTCCTTTCTGTCACTATAGCCACTGTAAATAAAACCCTACCACTAGGGTAGGGCCGTGATGGAGGGGGCTGTCAGAAGATCACTCGGCAACCTCGCCTTCGATTTCGAGAGGAGCTGCCTCACCGGTTGTCAGCTCGGCGGAGCAGGCACGTGTCGTAACCACCTGGCAGGCAATTACGACAGCGGAGCCAGCAATCACGCCGGCGACAACTGGGTGAGCGGAGATCCAGTCTCGAATCCGGGAGACGATGGTGGTCTTAGGAGTTTCAGACATTTCATTCCTTTCTGTCACTATAGGCGCTGTAAATATGACTCACCGCGTAACTCGGTACCACGTCGACAGCTCGCGAGCTCGGAGCGTGTGGTGACGTAGAGCGGTCTCAGCGCTCTGTTTTCGGACCTCGGGCAGCTTGTCGAACATTTCTCGCATCGCGCGGAGCTGGGTTTTGGCGCTGGCCAGCCATGAACCCGCACGGGGGAGATGCAGCTCTTTCCAGTTCGCCTCGCCTTCTACACGTCGGAGGTCTCGTTCGTAGTACTGCACATGCTCGGCAGACCCGAGATAGTACATGACCAGCGCCTCGCGCTGACCGTATTCGTACTCGATGGTTGTCTCAGTAGATTCGGTCATATGTGTGAGTCGGGCCTTTCTCGTAGTCCAGAACAATATAAGGGCGTCCATCGCCGGTCAGGTCGGCGGAGAAGCAGGGCTCGACGAGATGGTCGCTGTTCCATCCGACGTCGTCGCCGTAACGGGTCCGCTCGAGACCAAGCTGGTCGTACAGGTCATTTATACTCGCGTACAGCGAGTTGTTGACCTGGGCATTGAGCGTGTTGACAGCGGCTCTGATATCCTCCATTGAGGCAATGAAATATCGACCAGAGTAGGCCTCGAAGCAGAGCTGCGTGCCTTCCGCGAGGTCGTCAGCGATAGGCGGAGCGATCTGAGTTTCCGCGGCAGGTCGGGATACAGCGTTCTGAATCTCTTCGCGCTGCTGTGGGGACACTGTCTCTTTGACGGCGGTCTTGAGCCGATCAAGCTGACTCTCAGCTACTGCTGTGGCCGCGGCCACAGACGCGATTCGCCGTCCAAGGACGCCGTGGAGTCCGATAATCGATGCTCCGGTTACGGCCGCCACAGAAATCGCTGGGATGAACTCCCTCCAAACCAGTCCTACCTGCCGTTTGAAGGGGGCGCGGCGAGCCTCGTTGCGGATCAGGACGTCCTGAGCCTTGAGTGCGCCCTTGGCCGTGAAGAAGGCCGTCAAACCAACCCCAACCAGGGCTGAAGATGTGAGAATGTAAGGCGTTGCCGTACGTATGAGTTTGTACCAATCAGTCATGAGTAAGGGGTTCTCCGTTCTTGGGTTACAGCGAGTCACCACTCACGTGTTACTTCGCGCTCGACAAATTCGATAGCACAGCTGCGGTCCCAAAGCGTGTCTTGACGGCAAGTCGCAAACCGATAAGCCAATCTAGGCTGTGTCGTAGGTCCGTCCACCGACCACGATACGCGAGGCGCCATTCGGTCCATGAGCTCAGAGAACTCGCTGAAGTCCGCTTTGTCTTTTTCGAGACGCTGCGCAATAAAATGTTCATCGCACCCCCGGGCCTTGAGCCTGTCATGGATAAGCATTGGGTGCGCATAAAGAAGCACAACATTCATACCCTCTTCCAAAGCTCGCCGCGCCGAGACAGGGTCGCCTATCATGACGTAACGCGTATCCGACCGGAAACGGAGATCTCGCTTGCGAAAGCCGTATTTCCACATCGCGCCGTGCGTCATGTATTCGCGCACGTAGTCAAGTTCGCCGCTGGCGTTACGAAGGTTGAATTCCGCTTCGCCGATCCATTCTGCATACTCGTTGTTTTCCCCTGAGCGCTTCGGGCGAGTCGTCACGCTGCGGACCCATACGAATCCACGCTTTTCGAGAGCCCGTGCAAGCGAGGTTTTACCCGAGCAGGTGCCACCGATGAGGTAGAGGATGTTTTTGTTCATTGTGTAAACCTTTCTGGTAAGAGACGGTCAGAGGACTTTGAGGGTTACCTTATCCCCCGGGGAGGCGGGCGCGTCAAGGCTGAGCTGAGCATCGGCGCCGCCGAGACGAACCGTGCCGTTGATGTCGGCGTCCTTGGCCTTGTAGTCGGCCTTGGACAGACCGAGGAGGACACCAAGGAAGGTGCAGATCGCAGTGACAGACATGGCCACCTCGCCGGAGAAGCCCCAGCTCCACACCGCTGCGAGGGCGCTGTAGAGAGTGGCGGTCGCTGGGAGGCCAATGAGAGTACACCACTTGAGGGTGTCGTAGAGGCCGGCGGGAAGCCAGGCTTTGGGCTGGGTACGGGACGCTTCAACAGCAGCTGCAAGCTGCTCGTCCCAGGCGTGCTGTGCGTCAGTCAATGTTGTTCCTTTCGTTAACGAAAACCCTACCACTAGGGTAG